TCAACAGGGAACACGCCCTCGCGCTCGCCGACCTCATCGAGACTCTGCCTCGCGTAGACAACTCGCACGGCAAGATTCACGGGTTCAACCTGAACTACGAGACCTTCGAGTGCGGCGCGCCGGCATGCCTCGCGGGATGGTCGGCCTGGGAACAGCGCGGGCACCCCGAGACGATAAGATTCGACGATACGTTCTTGGAAGACGCCCGGAAATACCTCGGCATCAGTGAAGACATCGGCGGTAAGCTCTTCTACCCCTTCGGTCAAGGCATCGACTTTGGCGCCGTGACTCCGGAAGACGCTGCGCTCACTCTTCGCAAGCTCGTCGAGACCGGTGAAGTCGACTGGAGCCACGCCCCGCACCACGAAGAATAAATAGAATGCGCCCGGCTAGGCCAGTTGGTTAGAGTCGTCCCACTTAAAATGGGAATGTCGTGGGTTCGAGCCCCACGCCGGGCACCAGAAATAACTCTCCGGCATGCACGGTGAGTGAAAGGTCGGCAGACACCTAACTGCCCGTAGAGTGCCGAGACAGCGTTACGACCTCGTAGAGGTCCTCGGCAAGTGGCCTGCGGGCGGGACGGTAACGCGACTCCCTGCAAAGGAGATGCCTCGAAAGAGACCAGGTTCGATCCCTGGGCAGGCCTCCATCTTCTCAAATGAAAGCATCACATTGATACGAAACTCTCAAGAGTTCGTGCTCGAGATCGAGAAGCTGGTCAAGGGCAAGAACATGAACTACCTCGACGCCATCATGTACTACGTCGACGTGCATGAAGTGGACCCTGAGCTCATCGCGTCCATCGTCAAGAAGAACCCCAACCTCAAGGGTAAGCTGCAGGAAGACTGCATGAAGCTGAACCTGGTCGAGAAGATCAGGACGATCCCCGGTCTCTGAGGTGTTGACATCTCCCCGTTCGAAGTATACATTGATTATCTGGCGCTCAAACGCCACTTCACTTCTGACTACGACTACTTCCGCTACAGCGGAAAGGTGAACGCCAAGTACTCTTCCTACGAGAAGAGGGGCGACCGCTTCCAGTTCGAGAAGCTCGCCAAGCAGAGGGACCCGCACGCGGTCCTAGTGGCCCACCTGTCGAAGAACCCCAACGCGTGGATCGGTGACGTGACCTCCGACGACTCCGTCTACAAGGAGTGGAAGAAGGTCGTCACCTCCCTGAACTACGTCTTCACCGAGGACGTCAAGAAGCTCGACCCGGACTTCGACTCAAACTTCACTGTCAAGCGAGGGGAGCACCCTCCCCTGCTCAAGGCGATGCTGCGCGGCGAGGTCCACCGAGAGACGGTCATACTACTCAACGGCATACTCAAGTTCGCACCGCACTGGAACGCGAAGATAGAGGACGCCGTGGTGTGGCCGCAAGTCTACTTCAATTTGAAAAAATATTCGTCATTCCTCGAAGTCGATTTGTATAAATACAGAGACGCCCTACGCGGGGCGCTCGACATACACTGATACACAAGACACATTTACACGGAGCATACAAATGGTAGACTTTAGTCAACTCAAGAAGTCGCGCACTTCTTCTCTCGAGGCCCTCAACGCGAAGGTCGCCTCGATCTCCAACGGAAACGACAACTCCCGAAAAGACGACCGCTTTTGGACCCCGACCGTCGATGAACAGGGCAACGGCTACGCTGTGCTCCGCTTCCTGCCGGCACCGGGCGCTGAAGACGAGCCGTTCATTCGCACGTGGGACCACGGCTTCCAGGGCCCGGGCGGCTGGTACATCGAGAACTCGCTGACCACCATCGGCCAGGACGACCCCGTCTCGAAGTACAACTCCGAGCTGTGGCAGAGCGGCGTCGAGGCGAACAAAGACGTCGCCCGCAAGCAGAAGCGCCGGCTGCACTTCATCTCGAACGTGTACATCGTGAAGGACTCCGGCAACCCCGCCAACGAGGGCAAGGTGTTCCTGTGGAAGTACGGCAAGAAGATCTTCGAGAAAGTCACGGACGTGATGAACCCGAAGTTCGAGGACGAGGACCCGATCAACCCGTTCGACCTCTGGGAAGGCGCCGACTTCAAGCTCAAGATCCGTCAGGTCGAGGGCTACCGGAACTACGACAAGTCTGAGTTCGCCACCAAGGGCGTCCTCGGCAAGTTCGACGACGAGAAGCTCGAGGCGATCTGGAAGCAGGAGCACTCGCTCAAGGCGTTCCTTGACGCGTCCAACTTCAAGTCCTACGACGAGCTGCAGAAGCGCCTCAACAAGGTCCTCGGACTGAACGACGCGCCGGCGGCATCTCGCGAGGAGCAGAAGTTCGAGCAGGCCCGCGAAGAGCGGTCCGAGTCCAAGTCCAAGCCGGCACCCGCTGCCAAGGCCGACGACGCGCCGTGGAACAGCGGCGGGGACGACGAAGACCTCGAGTTCTTCAAACGACTCGCGGCAGACGACTGAGATTAGGGAGCTTCGGCTCCCTTTTTCTTTGGTTGACATTTCTCGACTCTGATATAGAATGGACCCATCAAAGGGAATTGAAAATGCAGTGGATACTCCAGAACTACGAAGACACCTCGATGCTCGCCGAAACGCTGACGCGTCAGGACGTCCTACACTCCTTCCATAAGGTGATACCGTTCGTGGGAGAGCTCCTCCCCGAGCCCGTGATCGAAGACCCGTCGAAGGTCGTCATGTTCGGCTCGTACAGCCTGCGTTACTACGCGCGGAAGCACGGCCTGACACCGGGTGTCTTCGAGCTGCGTCCTTTCTACGACGAGAAGGTGTGGGACAACCTGCTGCTCAACGGGCCGCACAACTCTACGGTCATGACGGTCCGCAGACTCGCCGGCCTGAAGCCTGGCGTGGGCACGCACACGATGTTCATCCGTCCCCTGCAGGACAGCAAGGAGATCGCGGGAGCGGTCATGACTTACAACGACGTGGTCGAGATGTGCCAGAACGTGATGGCCCTCGAGGAACACGAGCTCATACGCGGTTCGCTCGGTCACGACACCGAGATGATCCTCTCGACCGTCTCTGACGTCCGTCAGGAGTGGAGGCTCTGGGTCGTCGAAGACCGAGTCGTTACTTATTCACTCTACAAGCAGGGCGGGAAGGTCATGTACCTGCCGTACATCGACGACGACGCGCTGGAGTTCGCGAGACACGTGATCGAGGTGAACCCCTACTACTCGCCCGCCTACGTGCTCGACGTGTGCCGCACTGACTTCGGCCTCCACCTGCTCGAGACCAACTGCATCAACGCCGCGGGACTCTACGCGGCAGACCTGAACCGGCTCGTAGGAGCCATTGAGAACATGAAAGTATAACTATGCCCATCGTATTCCTGGACCTCGACGGTGTCATGGCCGACTTTGAGGGCTACTTCGAGAGCCACTTCGGCTTCCGTCACGACTCCGTCTCCGACAAGGAGATGTGGAGGCTGATCGATGCCCACGAGAACTTCTTCGGCTCGCTCCCGCCTCTGCCCGGAGCGCTCACCTTCTGCGACACGCTGTACGACTCGTGGGGAGGCCTGCCGATCATCCTCACGGCGTGCCCGCGAACGAACTACTTCAAGGCTGCTATCCAGAAGCGTGACTGGGTGCACAACCACATCTCGAAGCGGCTCCACGTGCTGCCCGTCATGGGAGGCAAGAACAAGTGCCTCTTCATGAAGCAGCGAGGCGACGTGCTGATCGACGACTTCGAGAAGAACATCGTCCCGTGGCGAGAGATGGGCGGCGTCGGCATCGTCCACACCTCGTTCGAGGACACGCTGGCTAAACTGAAGGAGGTCTTCTGGTGATAGAGTGCCCGTTCGTAGTAGGTGACGAAGTCGTCTGCATCGACTCTTACATGGAAGGCGCCGACGGAGTGGTGTTCGACAGCATGCTCACCCTCGGTCGTATCTACACGGTGTCGCACGTCTTCACGAAGACCGCGTTCTACCACCGCATCGGCCGCACCGAAGAGCACGTCGTGGTAGTGTTACAGGAAGTGCCGGTTCGGACTGGAGGCTACCACTGGGCGCGCTTCAAGAAGGTCCAGAAGCTAGACACGTCGGCGTTCACGAAGCTGCTGAAGACGAAAGTGCTCGAGGACGCATAAACGCGTTGACAAAACTTCAAGATGGTGATACCTTGTCTCTATTGAAGGAATCAACGAATATGGTGAGGATTACAAATCATGATCTATAGCCGACTCTTTCTGTTCATCATGTTCGTCGCGGCGGGCCTCCTTTGGGCCGCGGTGTTCGTGACGTTCGCTTCAGACGAGTGCTTCTGGGCGGCGATCGACGGACCGATCAACGCACACTACTCCGAGTGCGCTATGAAGAACGGTTGGTGAGCGATGATGTACCTGCTAGAGAGAGAAAACTGCATCGAAGACTACTACCAGACGTACGAGTTCGTGGGCGTCTACTCGACCCGAGAGAAGGCCGATGAGTACGTGGAACGGGTGA